AGATAGGTTAACTAGATTAATGATTGCTCAAGGACATAATCCAGCTGAATCAGGTAGAGGTGCAGAGGAAGTAGTAAGAGGATTAATGGATCTTGAACAAGGCTTTATTAATACAGAAAGAGACTACTATACTGCCTTAGGAGGAGGTGCAGATGAAATGACTTCAAAACTTGCTCAATTAAGATTAGAACAAACGGGTAGAAAAACAGCAGATAGACCTCGTGAATCAAGCCTAGGTGAATTAGCAACGTCAGTTGCTGGTGGACTAGCAAGTATAGTTTAATAACGGAGAAACATTATGGCAGATACAGTATTAAGACATTTAACTGATTTGAAGGAATCAAAAGCTAGGACGGCGGAGTATGAATCTGTCACTCAAGAAAGAGATACCATGCTTCCTGGTAAATTGCAAAAACAAACAGTTGATATTGAGAATGCAAGACAGGTGCTTAGTACGTTGCAAAAAGATGCAGTATTGGGGGATATGATTAGAGAAAATCAATTATATACAGCAGAAGCAACAAAAGCATATATTGAAAGTGATATGCCTGGATTTTTAGCTGATGTAACTCTTGCTCACGAGCTAAAAGCTAATCAAAATGAAGCTGCATTGGCTGTATCAAAAGCTGACCTTGTTGTGGGACGATTACAACCAATTACAGAGGCTTTAAGAGCACATGCTACAAATTTGGGAAACCCAAATTATGATGCTATTGCTGGCATAAATCAAATAGAACAGCAATATGGTTTGTTTAATCAAGAAATGAAACGTTTAGATTTTATGGGAGATCCTGATGAACAGGGAATAGCAAGATTTCCAGGATTACCAGCAGGTGCAGAATTTGGAGAACAGATATCAACAGAGCATCTTCCATCATTTGAAATGATAACACGCTCAGCTCAATTAGTTTCTGAAAAGGGTTCTGCCAGATTACTTCAAGATATAAAAAATAGAGGATCAGTTAACCCCCTAGATATTCAAAAAGATCAATTTAGTCTTTTAAAAGATTATAAAGAACAATTTAAAGCATCTTTAATTACAGGCTTTAGCGGTGCATATGAGGTAAATACTGAGGGAAAGGGTGGAACAAGAGATAATTCTGATTATGGTAGTGCAAATGAAGCATTAAGAAATGCATTATCTCAAATGGCAATGAACATGGGTACAGATCCATCAGATGCTGTAAATCAACTTAGCCAAATGACTC